CATTATATCTCCAAATAATGATTTTATAAGCATTAATTTTGGATATTCTTGACAAAATAATAAACCTAATATTCTCTCCAAAGAACAACGATCCGGCCTATTATGAATAACGTTAACTAAATTAGTCATACCATATTTTTTTTCTAACATCTCTAAAAAATTTAATTTTATATAACATTGACCACCAAAGCATAAATTAAAATTATCATTTGAAAGTCCCAAATTTATTACTACTTCATCGCGTTTAATAATTTTTTTAATTAATATATTATTATGTCTTAGGGATGATGCTAGACGTATTATATTATTCACATTTTCTTTATCATATTTATGATGCCACAATGGAATTACTGGCATAGACAATCGTTCAAAAGGTATTTTTTTATGTATAAATAAACTATCATGTATTATCACAGCATTAGGAAACCACTTGTATTTTAAATAATAAATAAATGGCAACAATTCTCCTCTGCCAGGATACTCTGATTGAATAACAGTTATATTTTTATAATCATAATCAGCTTTAACAAATTCCTGATTACTATTATCATCAATAATTATTATTTGTCTTAAAGGGTAAAACGTTTTTATAAGTTTAACAGATTGATTCCAATATTTGTTTGTTTTTTCTGAATTAACATGTCTTGTTATAATAAATCCATAGTTTGACATAATATTATAAATAAAGATAATAAATTATATAGAATTATTATTTTAGGTATAAACTGGTAATTCGTCTATATTTATGATAAATTCATTTTTTGGTATTGCCTTATTTGTAACTAAATATTTGTTAAATTCTTTACGTTCCAATTGTGAATGAGGTGTATGTTTATGAACGTATCTTGCTATCATTTTATACAATTTAAAATCTGGATAACGCTCAACACCATTATTTTTATATAACATATTAATACCATTATCGTCTATACACCATTCAACAATTAGTTTAACTAATGGAGAACATGTATTTTGTGAACTTGTAAGATTTTTAATCATATCAAAATCATCAACAACATAATCAAAAATAGAGCAAGCTAATCTACATAAATCAAAACTGAAATTTGGTTCTAAACGCGGTTTTTTATCGTTAAAATATGGTTCAGTATTATATTGTGTAGCAGCATCTCCACCGGTTTGAAAACTATCGCTACAAAATACTTTACCATTAAATTTATAAATTGCTCTTCCAAAATCAATTAATTTATATATTTTACCAAAAGTAGGAACCTTATAGGTCTTTTTCTTATAAGTATAAAAAATAAATTTTTTGTTAGTTGGAATATACATAATATTATTAGTATGAAGGTCATTATGGGTAAATGAAAACATTTTTTGATAACTAATTAATATCATAATAATCTGCATTAAAGCTGAAAACCATTCATCATCACTTAATTTTTGATTAATAATTAAATCATCAAAAGTATTTTCACAATTTTCCATACAAATAAGCTGTACTGGAAATTTTGGAAATGTTAGCATTATAGATTCTTCTTCAACACTATATAAATCAGAATCAGCATCTTCCCATTCATCATCATCATCTAATCCTTCACTACTATCTTGTTTTAAATCTGTTGTTAGTTCTGAGGAACTTGAATTTTTACTAATATTTTCATCAGTAATATATTCATCATCATCGTCCATATCGTCTAACTCATTTAGGTTATTATCATTTGTATGAGATGTTCTAGATGAACAGGTTGAACCAGATTTTAATGTATCAGACTTATTTTGATTAGATATGTCAAAACAATTAGAATTAGTAATATCAACAAGTTCAACTCCATTATTTTTAATATCATTAAGTGAAATAACTTTCTCATTATTTTCAAATATATTTTCAAAAATATTATTGTCAATAGAATTAACAGATAAAACCGATTTTAAGCTCGTGGTAATCTTAAGTGGTTGTAATGGTTTGACTTCATTCGGAGCAATTAAATGCGAATAATCTTCAACATTAAATAATATACCTTTTTTTTTATTAAAGAATTCTGATTGAATCAAATAATCAATATCATCGATAATATTAATCTTATATTCATTTTTTATTGCTAAGAATGAACCATAGTAATCTAACGCATGTATAAAATTGTGTTCATGTAGCACTTTACTGGATAAAAATGAAAAAAAACCATCAACAAATGAAGAGTTATTATGATCAGCTATTTTAGGATGAACTTTAATGGAATTATCAAACGATGGCAAATTAAATAATTGTGAATCAGTATAATTATATTTTCCAACTAAATACTTAAAAGGGTCTAATAATGGAGCCATTTTAATAAATACCTTTTGTGTATTAGACAGGTCTTCATCGTCAGAAATATGTTTTAGTTTGCAGTTAAAAATATTTTCATTATCATCATCTTTATTTTTTGAATCCTTTATATCGGTTATAGCCCATTGATGATTTAAATTAATGGAATTCCAATTTGTGCTATTTAGTGAAAAAAATCTATCATAAATAGGTATATAGTTTTGAACATAAGATGCATTTATTCTTTTGTTAGTTTGAAACTTTTGAAACAAATTAATATTCTTCCTCTTCTGATAATTAACAGATATAGTCATTAGCTAATAAAAATATTTATTTAAATAGTATTTAACTTATTATTTTTGGAAAGTTTAAATACTCCTTAATATTTAATTTATTTATTTTCATAATAATTAATTAATATATGCTTAATACTACGTTTACACCCTTGAAGAATTAAAATGGCACGCTTAATATAATTTTTATAAAACAATTAATAAAATCAAATACACAATTGAAAGTATTGATTTTAGAATGATGGATAATGATATTTAAATTATTATTCCAAAAAAATTGATATAAATTAATATTAATTTTATATTTCAAAATCAAAATAATAATGTTATGTTTAAACTGTTTAATAGCTATTTTATTGTTTATGCTTATTACACTTCCTTTGCTATACCTTTTGTCTTATATAGAATATATATTTGTTACCTAAATAATACAGTTTATATAGATACTGGAACAGAAACTGAAACAGAAACTTGTACAGAAATTGATGATAATGAATATAAAGAAAATATTAATGATAATATTTTATATGCAGATGGTATTGTAGATATTGAAACAGGAACTGTAATACAGACTGGTGATGATAATGAAGAATCTAAAGATTTATATTAACACGTTATTAGATATCATATTTCTTTATAAAAATACATTTTTAGAAAATTATGATTACAAAGTTATAGAAATACAAAAAGAAGCGAACAAAGAATTTTTTGGCATTTAGCGTGCCATTTTAAATCTTCAAGAGTGTAAATTTAGGTTTGTTATTTAAGAAATTAGATACTATTTGTTGATTATTTATATGCTTATGTTGATGTGGAATTGTTATAACCTTGTTTTCGGTTAAATCAATACATTAAGAATTATTTATTATATTGAATAATAAATTGGTTCCAGTATTATATGGTCAAATAACGTGAATTTGTCTTGGCATATATATTACATTTAAAATCTATAATTCGTTAAGATAATTTATTTTTATATGTCTATATAATTATATGAATTTAGAATTAAAAAGGTTTGATATGAAGAGTATAAGTTTTAAGCCAAATGAGTCTAAAGGTCCGGTAATCGTATTAATAGGAAGACGTGATACCGGAAAATCATTTTTAGTAAGAGATTTATTGTATTATCATCAGGATATCCCAATTGGGACAGTTATTTCTGGAACTGAAGAAGGAAATGGGTTTTATGGTAAAATGGTTCCAAAATTATTTATTCACAATGAATATAATACAGCAATCATAGAAAATATTTTAAAACGTCAAAGAGGTGTGTTAAAACAAGTTAAAAAAGAGATGGAAACTTTTAAACGCAGTACAATAGACCCTAGAACATTTGTTATTTTAGATGATTGTTTATATGATAATACATGGGCTCGTGATAAAATGATGCGATTACTTTTTATGAATGGTAGACATTGGAAGGTAATGTTACTCATAACTATGCAATATCCTTTAGGCATACCACCAACGCTCAGAACTAACATTGATTACGTCTTCATTTTGAGAGAACCATACATTGCAAATAGAAAACGAATATATGAGAATTACGCTGGTATGTTTCCAACATTTGAATCATTTAGTCAGGTCATGGACCAGTGTACCGAAAATTTTGAATGTCTAGTAATTAATAATAACTCAAAATCAAATAAATTACAAGAACAGGTCTTTTGGTATAAAGCTGATGCTCATAATGATTTCCGCTTAGGTTCAAAAGAATTTTGGGAATTATCTAAGCAAATAAATGACGACGACGAAGATGGCGAACAATATGACCCGAATAATGTGAAGAAACGTGGTCAGGGTCCAAAGATTGCTGTTAAAAAGAGCAAGTGGTAACTTGCTTCCAAATCTTGCTTCTTTTATTTAAAAGCAAGAATTACAACTTAAGACAATAACCCATATTACTATAAGATGGATACACTTGATATTGTCAACTTAATTGAAACAAACCCTATTACTAAATTATCTAGTGATTATAACGTTAAATTATTAAGTAAAATTAAGGATAATTTTACAGAAATGGAACAACAATTGTTCTTATCTAGTTTCTATTGTTATTTAAATTATCATCCAACAAATGACTTCGTAATTAATTTAGATAATGTGTGGAAATGGTTAGATTTTTCAACAAAACAAAAAGCATTAATAATGTTAGAAAAGAATTTTACTTTAAATATTGATTATGTAAATCTTGCTTAACCTTAAGGATAAGCAAGATTTAACTCAAAAAAAACATGGTGGTCATAATAAACAAAATATTATGTTAAATATTAAGACATTTAAATTATTTTGTTTAAAAGCAGAAACACAAAAAGCAGATGAAATTCATAATTA